GAAGGATTTATATCTACATGTTAACAACTAAACAAGAAAAAATCCTAGCGGATTTTGCAACTAAGAACCGACACTGGCCAAAAAACCAACTTGATGCTGCCATATGGCAAATCAAATGGTCACTACAAGCGTTGCCCCACCAACGCGAACCTGAGGATAGCGAGTTTGATACGTTCCTCATGCTGGCGGGTCGGGGTTCAGGTAAAACCCACACAGCCTCTCATTGGATTGGCATCCGCGCATGGAAGTTTGATAATACACGTTGGTTAGTCACGGCACCAACATCAAACGACATCAGAGCAACTTGCTTTGAAGGAGACTCTGGTCTTCTTAACATTATACCACCTTCCTTAATAAAAGACTACAACAAGTCTCTCTTTGAAATAACACTTACCAATGGATCACTGATCCAAGGAATCCCTGCGTCAGAACCAGAACGTTACCGAGGTAAACAATTCCATGGTGCATGGTTTGATGAGTTATGTGCGTTTGAGTACTTAGATGAAGCGTACGATGGTGTACAGTTTACTTTACGTCTTAAAGACCCACGCATTCCTCGCGTGCAACAAATCATCACAACAACACCAAAACCTAAGGAACTGATCGTTGATCTTAACGAAGGTAAAATAGGCGGCGATGTTTATGTTGTCAATGCGTCATCTTACGACAACAAGATGAACCTATCTGAAACCTTCTTCAAACAGTTAGATACTTATGAAGGCACAGATATTGGTCGCCAAGAAATTTATGGCGAAATCCTAGATCCTGAGCAAGCAGGTATCATTAAACGTAAACAGTTTAAAATGTGGCCTGCCAATCGACCCACACCAAACCTTGAATACGTTATTGCATCATATGATCCTGCAACATCTGAAAAGACAATGAACGATCCTACCGCGTGTACTATTTGGGGAATCTTTGAGCAAGAGGACGTAGGCACATCAGTTATTTTACTTGATGCTTGGGACGCTCACTTGGCATATCCTGAATTGCGACGCAAAGTTATCAACGACTTTAAAGAAGTTGTGTATGGGGCAGACAATGAATTTGGTAAAGGCAGAAAAGCTGACTTAGTTCTTATGGAAGATAAGTCAGCAGGTATCTCTTTAATCCAAGAACTACAAGGTTCAGGCATTGAGGTGCGTGGGTATAATCCTGGTCGTGCCGATAAAGTACAACGATTAAACATTGTAGCACCTATCGTTTCTAAAGGCAAAGTTTATATTCCAGAGGATGCAACACGTGCTGGAGAGTATGCCGACTGGGCTAAACGTTTCTTGCGTCAGGTATGTTCGTTTCCTGAGGCTGGAGGACATGATGACTACGTTGATTCTCTATCACAAGCGCTTCGAGTCTTAAGAGACTCAGGTTGGATTCAATTAGACCCATTGCCCTCCCGTGACTATTCGTATGCAGATGACCCATCAAAAAGATTTGAAAATCCTTATGCTCAATAGGGCGGGATATAAAAATTATATGCATTAGTATGATTAGGCATCTATCGGAACCGTAAATGAAGAAATCTAGCTCTATTTTTACTTTGTTACTTTGTTTATGGAACAATGTTCCAGCAGAAGAATCAACTAAGTTTTTACAATATAAGTTTAATGACCGAGTCGTTATTACGATTTCAAGTGCTGAATGCCCATTTTGGGAATTAAAAGAAGCGTATGAGTTTGGTGCGCTTGCTAAACGAATTGATGGAGAAATGTTACTTGGGTGTTATACCCATCACAAAGATGATATTGTTATTCGTTGGTTGCATGGAGATGAAACAACATTACCAGCCAACGTATTTTTAGCAAAACCTTCACTATGAATTTATTAAAAACACCACACCAAAAAATTTTAGAAGAAGCTGGTGCTTCTCCATTTCCAACACCAGGAATGTTAAATACACCAAAGCAAATGCTATTTCAAGAAGCAGGAATGCTTCCTAAGTTTGCCGATGGTGGTGAAACAGATTATAATCAATATCGTAGTGATCGAGATGATCCTAAAGAACGCAGAATTAATACTAATTTTGATAAATATAATGTAGCAGGAACATGGGTTGATGAAAATAGATATCCGTCAATTAAAGCATCATACATTGACCCAAACAAACGTTCTTGGAATTTTGAAGGCGATAAAGATAAAAATTATTCAATAGGTACAGAAAAAAATGGCATTGAATCCGCTTTAAATCATAGTCCCGGTTATTGGGGGTTATCTTTAAAATTAACTCCTGCAGATATGCATTTTGCAAATGGCGGTCAAGCAGAACAAAATTTATCACCAGCACAAATGAAAGCTGCATTAATTATAAATGGAGTTATTCCTCCAAGATTTCAATATGCTGAGGGTGGTGATGTTAAAACAGAAAATAAATTAGTAGATGATTCAATAGATCATTTAGATTTACGTCATATCTTTAATTTTTTACAATCAATGGGCGTTATTAAATAATGGCAAATCCTCAATTACCTCTTCAATTTGGATCTACTCTTCAATCACTAGACGATCGTGAAGATGAAATTAAAAAAGCAACAGACCAAGACGCTGAAACAGAACACATAGCTGAACTTCTTGGATTAGATGCCGACGAAGCAGAACAAGAAGTTATTGAATTAGAAGACGGATCTGTTGTAGTTAATTTTGAACAAAAGAAAAGCCCGCAAGAAGACCCTGAGTTCTATGAGAACTTAGCGGAATCATTTGATGATTCAACACTTAATATCATGGCAATTGAGTATCTTGACTTTATTGATGTTGATCGTGAATCAAGAAAACAAAGAGATAAACAGTACGAAGAAGGTTTACGTCGAACAGGCTTAGGCAAGGACGCGCCTGGCGGGGCCACCTTTGACGGCGCGTCTAAAGTCGTCCACCCTGTTATGGCAGAGTCATGCGTTGACTTTGCTGCTTCATCAGCTAAAGAACTTATTCCACCCGATGCAATTGTAAGATCAAACATTAAAGGTGTAGCAGATGCAGTTAAAGAAGCTACAGCTGATCGTAAAGCTAATTTTCTTAATTGGCAATTATCTGAACAAGTACAAGAGTACCGTGATGAGATGGAACAACTTCTTACACAACTACCTCTTGGGGGATCACAATTCTTAAAATGGCGTTATGACTCAGAACAAAAACGTCCAACGTGCGAATGGGTACCAATCGATAATATCTTATTACCTTACGCATCAACTAATTTTTACACGTCTCCACGTGTTACAGAAGTACAAGATATTACAGAAGATACATACTTGCAAAGAATTGAGCAAGGTATTTATCGTGATATCGATGATAATTATTCATCAGACACTCCACTAAACGATCAAACACAATCTGACAAAGCTAACAATAAAATTGAAGGTAAAGAATTACCTTCTAAAAATATTGATGGTTTACGTAGAATTTATGAAATTACTTGTTTTATCAGACTTGATGATGATCCAATTACAGAAGGTAAACGCGCACCATACATCTTAACTATTGACGAGTCAAGTTCTAAAGTTTTAGCACTCTACAGAAATTGGGAAGCAAATGATACAAAATTTGAAAAATTGGACTGGTATGTGGAATTTAAGTTTATTCCTTGGCGTGGTGCTTATGCTATTGGTCTTCCTCACCTTATTGGTGGCTTATCTGCTGCTCTTACTGGATCTCTCCGTGCTCTCTTGGATGCTGCGCACATTAACAACAGTCAAACAATGCTTAAGCTCAAAGGTGGCCGCATTGGTGGACAAAGTGATAGGATAGAACCTACACAAGTAGTCGAAATTGAAGGAGCTCCGGGTGTTGATGACATTAGAAAAATTGCAATGCCTATGCCATTCAATCCACCATCAAGTACTTTATTTAGTTTACTTGGTTGGTTAACAGACGCGGCTAAAGGAGTTGTTACAACCGCTGAAGAAAAAATTGGTGATGCATCAAACAATATGCCTGTGGGAACAACACAAGCACTTATTGAACAAGGCGCTAAAGTATTTTCAAGTATCCATGCTAGATTACATAGATCACAAGCTAAGTCATTAGCAATTGTCTCACGAATCAATCATTGGTTCTTGGATGAGATGGATAACCAATCAGGAGAAGAAATTGAAGTTCGAGACTTTTCTTATAATAACGATGTTCGTCCTGTATCTGACCCTAATATATTTTCTGAAACTCAAAGGTTAGCACAAAACCAAGCTATCTTACAAATGGCTTCATCAGCACCCCCTGGCATGTTTAATTTACAGGCGCTGTACAATAGAGTTTTAAAACAATTAAAAGTACCTAACATTGATGAGATCTTACCAAACCCACAAGGCGCTACAGAAGCCAACCCAGCATTAGAAAACGTTTCTATGACTATGGGTCGTCCTGCTGCAGCATACCCGGACCAAGATCATATCTCTCATATCAAGGTTCACTTAGAGTACGCAAACAATTCAGCCTACGGTGGCAATCCAGTTATTGGACCTACTTTTGCACCGCACGCGCTAGAACACATTAAGCAACACTTAACATTACACTACCTCCAATCTATGCGTGCGTATGTTGCGCAAGCAGCGGGCGGTAAGGATGCGTTTAATCTACATGAAGAAAGACCACTTGATTTAGAAGCACAACAATCATTGGCTATTGCTTCACAATTAGTAGGTCAAGATACTCAAATGACTATGCAACCATATGTTCAACAAATTGGTGCGTTATCACAAAAAGTACAACAAATGCAACAAGCTCAACAACAAGCGGCTATGGGTGCTGATCCAACGGCTCAAGTACTACTTAAAACTCAAATGGCAGAAACACAACGTAAAGCCCAAGAGTCTCAAAGTAAGATGCAACTTGATCTTCAAAAAACACAACAACAATATCAACTTGAAGTGGCTAAGTTACAACAACAAATGCAAGAATTGCAAGCTAAGTATCAAACGCAATCTACAATTGATTCACAAAGAAATGCAACTAATATTGCAATGGCTGACCTTAACAATTCGTCACGTGAAAGAATTGCTGAAATTAATGCCAAGGTGGGTTTAACTTCTGATCAATTAGCAATGCAACACGAACAAGATTTGACTGCTTTTGAAGCATCGCACCAAGCGCAATCAGATATCCGACAACATGGCTTAGAGATTAACCAGCAAAACTTCCTCCATCAGTCACAGATGGCACAGCAAGCTGCACAACAAGCCGCCCAAGCGGATCAACAAAGAAAGCAACACGGAATTGATGTGGCTACACAAGCAATGCAACACAATGCGCAAGCTCAACAACAAAACCAACAGCTTTCTGCACAGCAACAAATGGCAGAACAACAAGCGGCACAGCAACAACAATCTCAACAACAACCATCCACTGGGGAATAAACATGGAAAAAGAACTAGGCTTTCGTAAAGCATACAAGATGACAGGCACACCCGGCTACGCTGGCGGTCCTGATCAAAAAGTAGAAAACGGTCCTTCAGGTTCTCATAGAGATAATAACTGGAAAAAAGGTGCAGCAGAAGCTAAAGTTAAAAATGCTAAACCTATTGGTCCAGGCAAAAATCTCAATGAACTTAAAGGCGGTAACTTCTATTAATTTAGGGCGGATTTTCTCATAAGGTTGCATTAGTGATCTTATGAGAGATATCATTACAGAATTAATTGACCAAATTAAGGTCAAGCAAGCAGAAATAGCGGGGTCATTAACCGCAGGACATGCAATAAACTTTGAAACATACCAACGTTTGGTTGGTAATCATCAGGGTTTACAAGCCGCTCTAAATATTTTAGATGGCATCATGACCGAAGATGACGAAGAACAAAATCAACAGTAAACCGTAAGGTTTAAGGAGGTTTGCCGAATGGCAGCATTTGACGTTGTAAAAAACGCGGAACCCGATATGCGTTCCGAATTAGATTGTTTTCCAAGTATAGATCCTGGTATTGAAGTTGCAGGTGATCGAGTACTCGTTCAATTAAGACGAGAAAAGACATTGAGCAAGGGTGGGATTTTATTGGTAGACGAAACGAGACAAACAATTAAGTTTAATGAGACTGTAGCAAAAGTGGTGCAAATTGGCCCTTTAGCATACAAAGATCCATTCACACTTGAACCATGGCCCGAGGGTCCGTGGTGTAAAGATGGCGACTTAGTGAGAACTATCAAATATGGTGGTGATCGCTTTGTAGTTGACGCAGGTGACGATGGAGCTCCAGTAGTGTTTATTACATTACAGGCTCGTGAAATCATTTCTCGCATTAAGTCATATGAGTATGCGCAGAAAATGCAAGCGTTTGTAGATTAATGAAAGAATATATTGCTAATAGAAGGTTGTTACCTGAAGGCAGAGCTTCTTTAATGCTTAGTAATTGTAAAGAAAGAGCTAAAAGAAATAAAGCCGACGTAACAATATCTTGGGATTGGATAGTTAATAAATTAAAAAATGGTAAATGTGAATTAACAAAATTACCTTTTGATTTAACACCATCTAAAAAGGGACATGCAAATCCATATGCCCCATCCTTAGATAGAATTAATAGTAAAAATAAAGACTATACTCCAGAAAATACTAGAGTAGTATTACATTCAGTCAATATGGCTATTAATGAACATGAATTAGATGATATTTTACCAATATTAAAAACATTGGTTTTTTCATTAGATAAAACAACTTTTGAATAAAAGAAAGAAAAATTATGGCAGATAACGAAAAAGACGTTCCAATTAAGGAACAAGAAGATGGTTCTGTACTGGCTAAGATTGAAATGCCAGAAGAAGCATTTGTAGAAGAAGACGCAGAAGAAAAAAAAGAAGGCGGTAGGGTAGAAGCTACAACCGAAGAAATTGAAGAAGATGCTGATCATGAAGCAGAACATGCTGATGATGAGCAAAATTTTGATGAATCTGAAGAAGATCGCGAAAAAATCCGCGAAGCACGACGTGAAGAGCGAAGACTTAAAAAAGAACTTGCTAAACAACGTGAAGCATCATCAAAACATAAAATCAGTGCGCTAGAGAAAAGAAACGAAGAACTTCTTAATCGTCTAGCAAAAGTTGAGAATAACCAAGCATCATTCCAATTTGCTCAACTCGATAAAACTATCGAGGATGAAGCAACAAGAGTGGAATATGCAAAAATGAAAATGTTGCAAGCTGCACAAACTAATGATGCGGCGGCACAAGTAGAGTATTTAGAGCAGTTGACAGATGCAAAGCAACGCTTACAGCAAATACAACACTTTAAAAAGCAACAACTCGAACTAGCGTCTAAGCCAAAACAAAATGTACCTACCCCAATGGGTCAAGAGGTACAAAGAAATGCAACACAGTGGCTTAAACGTAATTCCTGGTATGATCCAGATGCTCGAGATACAGATAGTAGAATTGCCAAGGTAATAGATCAGGAGTTAGTCTCCGATGGTTGGGATCCAAGCGATTCTGAGTATTGGGACGAACTAGATAATAGATTATCTGCGCGTTTACCACATCGCTATAATACAGCGAGAGGTGCGGCGCCAACTCAACGAAGAAGTGCTGGACCAACAGCTTCAAGTCGAGTAGCGAACACTTCAACAGCAAAGCCAAACTCATTTAGGTTAAATCCTGATAGAGTACAGGCAATTAAAGATGCTGGTGCTTGGGATAACGTAGATAAACGAAATAAAATGATCCGCGCATACGCTTCGTATGACCGCGCTAATAAAGGAGATTAATTACCATGGCTAATACAAGAATTAAAAGAGATTTAGACGATCGACTAGCAGATCGTGCACAAGAAGTAAAAGACCGCGCAAATGCTGCGGATCCAAATGATATTGCACGTCGCGAACGCCTTGATGCGTTTAGAGACAAATGGGCAAACAGTGCATTGCCTGACATTCCTGCGGGGTCAATCCCAGGAATGCACTTGTGTTGGTTATCAACAACAAACACATATGACAGTATCGACAAACGTATGGCGTTGGGTTATGAGCCAGTTAAAGCCGGAGAATTAGGATTAGGCTTTGAAGGACTAGGCAAAATGAGCTCAGGCAAGTTTGAAGGCTGTATTAGTTGTAATGAAATGGTACTTTTTAAATTACCAGAAGACGTATATCAAGAAGTTATGAGAATGCTTCACTTAGAAGACCC